AGTCACCATTCTAAATAACCCTTTAATAGTTTTAGCTCTTTGCATCTCAGCCACAGTTTTCTCATCTAAAGCATCGGTAAGCTCTTTCAAAGATGCTGTGTTTCCAATAGAGTCGATGATAAACATCACTTTATCTCCTCTATCGATTTCGCTAAGCTGTTTAACGATATCAAACTTTAACATCTCTAAATGATCTATAGGGATATGAACAACTCTATCAGAATCGATCCCAATACCTTTCAAATAAGAAGGAGTCATTCCTCCTTCAGAGTCATATACAACACCTATACTGTCAGGATATTTTTCTAAAAATGCTTTTAAACATAACAATGCTAAGAGGCTTTTGAACGACTTAGACGGTCCTGCAAGGAGAGTTAGACCTGAGGTAATACCTCCACCAATTTCCCCAGAGAATGCAATGTCTACAATAGGAATACCTGTAGATACCCTATCTTTATCATTAAACATTTTAGATTCTGATAGTACTGAAGTGTATTTTGTAGTGCTATTTTTTAAAATTTTATCAAGTAGTTTATTTGCCATTTACTCATCTTTCTTAAATTTACAATTGTTAAAATGCCACCTTTTAAAAGCGCTTGGTTTACCTGTACTTGTAGTATTGCAGTGCGGGCATGTGATAGTCTCATACACAGTACTTGATTCCGGAGGGTATGAACAATCGCTTCGATGTTTAAAATTATAATCTAAAACATCTTTAGATATATTATTAGATTTAATTAATTTATTAAAATCTCGTTTAGTTAACTTCTCTCCCATCCATATAACGATCTTAGCTGAAGGATTATCGACGCCTACACGCTCTTTAGAGTAGTCGTGCGTTTAGAATATACTTCTCGTTTCGTATCTTCTTCAACTACACCCACCACAAAGTAAGATTAGTATATCCTTTAACTTTACAATCGTATCCATGCTTATCTAGATGATTCTTCCAATATGATCCTGAACCGCTATACTTTTCCAATCTAACCTTTTAGTTATACACAAATACTTCAATCCCGTTGAATTGTGTGTTTTTATCATTAATTTACCTATGGTTAATTCTATATGTTATTTTCGATAATATCAATTGAAAGTCAATCCGTCAATATTAACATCCCATCCAATAAGAGATGTTATAGATCGAAGTGGTTCTAAAAAGGATTTGTCAAATTGTGTTTTATAATCTATGTATCTATGAAGATCAAACTCTATAGAAAGGTCGTCTATGAATCCTATTACATTGGATCTAATATGATTAGGCTCTCTTATGTATATGTATTTAATTTTTTGCCCATTCTTTACCCCTGATAAGTGCTTCATGCTATCATTTTCTCTAATCATTTTATTATAATGGAGAGAAGCTCTAATATGGATAGGTAAATGGTTACTTTCTAAATTATATTTGTTTATATCATTGATACCTCTTGGGTATGATATATCAGACAAAGGAGCAGCTTTGAACTCTTTTCTGCATTTTTTTATATATTCTTTTAATTGTTTATTATCACCATTAATAATAATATTCAGAGCTTCTTTCAATCTATTTTTACAAAATTTAGGAGTGCTGCTTCTAACAACTTCTATACCAGCAACTTTAAGATCAGGTTCACTATACCTTACTCCTTCGTTATCCCATACATTTAAAAAATACTTTTTCTTTGCTTTGAAGATAGCTTTATCTGCTATAGATTCTCTTTTGAATGATATTTTATTTTGCCTATGATTTAACTTATCTTTAAAAGCCTCAAAAGTTTTTTCTATTTCTTTTTCTAATTTTTCTGTTACAAACTTATCAATAAAATTAACTATTTTATTGATATCACTTTGATCCCCAGGAAACATTTTATCTATGAGTTTTTCAAGACAGATATAATTAGAATCTGTGTCGATATAAACTACATAAGATTCATTATCGGTTTTTAAAATTTTATTTAGATATTCATTAACCGCCTTAGCTGCTATCTGGATAACTACTTGCCCTGTAGTAGTGATAGCAGAAGCATTTTCTATGGAATAATATTTAAAATATTTGTTCGCATTGGCCCCATATGCAGCATTAAGTACAATCTTCATAGCATGCTGCTTGGTGTCATAGAGCTTTGCTTTGTTTTTATATTCGGCATGAAGATCTCTTAATTCCTTTATACTCAATGTAGAATAATCTATATCATCCATTTAACCTCTCTTACTTATCTCTTTTTCAATTTTAGATGCTTCTTTTTTATAATGCATCATGGTTTTTTTATAATTGCTTCTATTTTCAAACAACATTTCCATCAACTCGGACAGATAAGATTGTTTATCTATAGAGTATATTTCTCCGTTGCAAGCTAGGCTATAATTATTATCAATTAAATATTCATTATCAATTTTATTAAAATTAATATAATCTTCTGCACTTAATTTACTATATTTTATAGAATCAGTAGAAAGAATATCTTCTTTTTTGATATGGGTATCTAGTCCTATATTAACCTGTCTGATCAAGGAGGGGTATAGGGAAGTAGCATCAATAGAAACCACCCACTTACTTAGCCCTTGTTTGGGATCCATTACAAATCCTCCAATATATTCATTAATACCAGAAGCATCATACGGAAGTATCTCGGGCATTTTATTCTGGCAGTATAAGTGATTGAATATAAGATGCTCCCAGTACCTAGTAGTTCCTAAAGAATCATTATAAGAAGATACCTTGCCGAAATAAGAAACATCAGTTATGAGATTAATAAATTGTTTTTTCTTATCAATTTCTAATACCAATCTAACATCATGGATATTATATTCTACATATTTTTGAAAATCTTTTCTATAAAGCTCGCTAAGACTTCCTTCATAATGAATTTTTCCTTCTCCTATTTCTTTTTTTGCGATAGTATCTAGAGAAAAAGATTCAGAATTACTCATATTATATTTCATATAAAGGTCCATATAATCAAGCTCATTTATTCCATATATATCATATGTAGATTGGTCCTCTGTTTTTCCAAATCTAGATATATTAGATGTCTTGGATTGTATAATTCCCCAAGGGGATAACCTTTTAGTCTTAGCTTCTCCTAATATTATATTCATTCTGTTTATAATGAATATAATATCATAACCTCTAGAGTTCCATCCCGTCACTATATCTGGATAGTTATTTTCCCAATAATTTAAGAAATCCTGCAACATAGAAAATTCATTGTCAAATTCTCTATAATCGACTTCTTTCCCAAATGTATTAATAAATCTCGTCTTAGTGTTCTCTACGTTAGCAAAGCATATAAACTGCTTTACTTTGGAGTCGTATATTGTAATGAGTGTAATAGGAGCAGTAGCATCTTGAGGCTCTACAAAATTACCGTTTTCGTCCGTGTCATTTTCGATATCTAAAGTAAATATCCTAATATCTTCTGGATTATATTCTATAATAGATCCATATTTTTCTGCTATAAACAGCTGTTCAAATCTATTTGTTCCGAAGACTTTAAATCCTTTGACGTCCTCATACCTATCTATAAAAGATTTTGCTTCTTTGATAGTATCAAAGAAGTTTTCTTCTAGATAATTGCCGAATATGTCTATATATTCTGTAGGTGTTTGAGATGTAGTCCACAGTCTAGGCTCGAATTTAATCTTTTGTTGAACTCTCTTCCCATTTTCGTATCCAACGTATAAGAGATTATCGCCCCAAGCTTTAATGCATGTGTGAAAGTTCATGTATCCTCAATAATGTTTTGATTGGAGATTTATTATATACAATATTTTATATAATGAAAAGAAGATGACCGTCTCTCCGGCCTGTCACTGTGACTTTCAACGCAACTATTCAGTGATGTGCGAACCTCTATCATATCTGGACCTTGTATAGAGGTATCTTTCCAAGCGCAAAGGCTTCAAATCCAGAAGATTCTTAATTATAGTAAAAATCTAACTCGTCTAGAGCTTTTTGTACGTTCTTTTCAACTCTATCAGAATCTCCTCTAATAGACACAGCTAATAATAGCAAACTGACTCCGTAGGTACAGAACGTCAATAAAAGAGCGCACCATCCAGACAGATTTAAACTTCTAGACAACTCTATAGATATACTTTGTTTGTAGTTGTTCTGAGTGACTTTTAATGTCCCCTTGAACTTATTATAACCTTCAAATACAGCAAACAACGAAGTCTGAGGAGTGAGAGTTATATTGTATGTTTGGCTGTCTTGTTTGTCTATCTGTACATTGTGATTGAATCGCAGATACTCTACAACAGAATCTATAGACATTGACACTGCTCCGATATTTTTAAACGGATTGTCCTTGTCTAACTGTATAACTTTACTCAACTTAATAGTCATTTAAAATTCTTTCTTGGGCGGTGTTATATATTCTTAAAGCCCAAACAAGCTAAGACCAGGAGCAAATAACAATACAGCGACAGCAAGCAACACAATAGCAATTACAGTTACAGTTAATTCAGTTTTCATTTCAATTTCCTTTTATATAACCAATAAAATATTATACTAAGTTTAATATATAATTTCTACTTTATAGTCTACAATCTTCCGGTTTAATATAAGGAAAGAATGCATTGCATTGATAAGGAGATAATTTTGATCCCATAGAAGCAACTCTATGCTCTCCGTGAGAAGCTATACCAATATAAGCAGCATAGTCTCCTTTTCCTAAAATCTCTCCCAACTCTCCTTGAGTTAAGACAACCAGAATCTCTCCTACATAATAAGTATCTAATATTTTCATTCGAAGCTCCAAGTATATCCAAGAGATTTAAACAGTTTAGATTTAACAAGAGTGTTGGGAATCCTCTCTGACGGATGGTTGAGTACAGAGAATCCAAGATAAGATGCTACTTCCGCAACAGCTCCTGATCTACAAATACCAGCATGACAATGCACTACTATATCATCATCATTCTCAATAGCATCTTTTAATATCTTAGCGATATCATCAGCTTGTTGATCGGTAATTCCTCCCTTGCCGTCTATAGAGACATCAGCAAAGTCGAATTTATGAATTTGTTTAAAGGTGCTCTCTAAAGCTGGTGTAGGAAAAGAATTCCAACGATCTACAATTTGTATAAGAACAGTGTTCCCTCTAGAGATCGCATGATCTCCCTTGATAATCTTTTCCATTGATACGTGCTCGATCCAGGACATAATACTCTTAAACCTTCCTGAACGATACTAGATTAATATCTTCAACACCATTACTCTCAAGCTCTTCTGTTATAGCATTGATTTTATGAATAGGATTCTCCCAAGCATGCATTGTATAGCATCTCCAAGAAGCCCCTTTGCTGTGTTTAAATCTTGCATAGTAAACTCTACCAAACAAAAGATATCCCAAATTATTTAAAAACTGCTTCATTTTAATACTCCTTAAGATATAAAGCTTGATATGCTATAGTTTTAGGGTCTGTTGTCCACATATCCTGCCCGTGATCCTCTGACAGTTTGATATTTTTTATCATTCTATTTTGGAGAATATCCTCTAGAGCGTTTTCGTATCTTTTCAGGGTCTCGTATAAGCTTTCTTCTACATCATTATCCATAACAATACCTAATCAGTCAATAAAATTAAGTGAGTTGAATTGATACAAGTAGAGGTTTCATCGTCCCACAAAACTCTCAAAATCAATTCGTTCAAAAGGTTTCTAGAAAATCCTACGATATGCCCATACTTATCAACGATAGTTCTAGGATCTCCGAGTTGTTTGGGAGGTTCGGTTAGTTGAACTACTGTTCCAAGTCTAACAGCGCTCATTGGGACGTCTATATAGGACCATGCTAAAGAATAAAATTTCATTTTAAGTCTCCTATAGACAAATCACAGATAAACCAATTAATATAGCAGAATACAATAACACAGATCGAAAAGCAACTAGTACCTTAAATGTCTTCTGAATAAATGTTGAACTGTTCCAAGCTTCTTCTTTACGTCTAAACTCTAGATGAGCATCCAGATCTTCTTGAGAGTATCTTGAAGGATTTCTCAGCATGATATTGTAATATACATCCATGAGATTGTTCGATTGCTGCGCCATTTTAAATTCTCCATAATAATTAAATTCAATATAACTATATTATAGGAGTTTATAGGAAAGTCAACCAGGAAAGTTGTTTATTTTAAACATAAATTAAACTTTAATTAAAAGAAGAACGGGGCCGTAACCTCGACCCCGCTCCATATGTTATGTATAATAACTGTCGCGATTTATAGAATGCACACATTTATAGGATCTTAACTTAAATGCCCACGTTTTTCCTCTAAACTATAAGGTCTACAAAACAGATCTTTTTAGTGATCTTTCATGGTGACCCTAGCTGGATTCGAACCAGCGTATTGTGGCATGATTATTTCCTAGCGTCGATTGCATTCCCACGACAATACTAAACTTGTAGCGAAAAGATTGAACTTTATTGAGCTTGATATTCATGTAACCATTTCATCATCTCCTCAATATAACAACATACATTATATGCTGATTGGTGAGGAGAGTTGGATTCGAACCAACATTAAAATATCTTGCAATTCAACTTAACATTAAAGTTTAGATTGCACTAATTATTCTCTCTCGAATTACCGAAAGAGAAACTCGAAAATAGCCTGAGATACGTCAGGAGATTTTAATTCATCTACAGTGTTAGCTTCTTCACGAGCTTGTTTAACAGCTCTCAAAAGAATGTCTACACGGCCTACTAATTTGTCTTTTTCTGTTTTAGGAACAGCACCAGATTGCTTAACTGTATTCCAGTATCCTACAACAACATCTTTTGTGATCAATTGTGTTTGAGCTGGATGTTTCTCTGTAGCATCATAAAGAACGATAGGACGCTCTTCTTTTGCTGTCTTATGAGTTTTTACAACATCAGTTTTGTACAATCCAGAATTTTCATCTAGTTTCCAGTCGTCAGCATTATCCAATACAGGAAGCTTCGAAACGAATGTGTTGATATTGATCAACTCTTTCTCAAGAAACAACAAGAATGTTGCTGGAGCATCTTTAATCAACACAGTACCGTCTGGAAGTTTAACATCAGCTTTAGCTACTGTATTGGTCCAGTCTTTACGAGCTTCGATAGTGAATAGATCGCTGGTGATTCGTTCGACTTCGCGGAGAACTTCTTTGGCTACGTATTGAACGCGTTTGTTTTCAGGAGGAAAGTTTTGACCATTTTCATCTACTGGCTGATAAGTCTTAGAGAATCCGTTAAACAGATCTTCTTTTTGAATAGCTTTGTATAATCCAGTGATGTCTGAAAGAGCTTTAGACTTTACACCTTTTTCAATTGAAATAATTTGATTCTGTTTTGTCATCATATGATCCTTTTCAATACTATTGATCGTTAATTGTTTATAAAGAATATAGTAAAAAGTATAAACAATCAAGATAAAAATGGTACATCCTGAGTATTTCGAAAACTCGACCTTCTCTGTGTAAAAGAGTTGCTCTGCCTCTGAGCTAAGGATGCATTAAATTATGGCGGAGATAGAGGACATCAAACCCTCCTGATATCTGCATTGCAAGTGCGGTGACCACTTCTAGCCGTCCCTATCCCCTATAAGCTGCTTGGGGCTACCGTATGGAAATCGAATCCATATATCTAGGACCACAACCTAGTGCTTTAACCGTTAAGCTAACGATAGACCGAAGCAGCTTATATAAAATTATAATAGAAATACAATAAAGAAAGTCTTACACACAGCTTTACTTTATTGTATTTCTAGATTCACGATAGAGAATTTTGAAATCTCGTCCTCTCGGTCCCAAACCGAGCGCTCTGCCTCTGAGCTATATCATGTATTATGGTCGGGGTTGTAAGATTGATTACTTAAATCTCATAGACCCTGTCTATGCGTTCTACCTGCAAAGTTATTAAACCATCGCCCGTTAAAATTATGGTGGATCCTGTTGGTAACGCTCCAACTCCTCATGCTCTTCAGGCACACGTGCAAACTTTTAACACATAAGATCCTTATAGCCACTAGCTGAGGCAGAAGGCCACGATCCTTCACTCTTCCGATTCAAAGTCGGAAATTTTGCCAATTAAACTATGCCTCAGCTAGTGGCTACGCTTTAAATTCTTTGGAGCGTTTTACGAGATTCAAACTCGTAACCTCTTCGTTGGAAGCGAAGTACTCTATCAATTGAGTTAATAACGCATTTATAAACAAAAACAAAAAAGCGGAGAAATCAAAATCTCCGCTTATCTATTCTTATTATGTTTTTAAGTTTTACATAAAAGTACAATAGACAAACAGACAGAACACCCCAAACTGTGCCGCATGAGGTCGGACGAATTGTTTAAAGTTGTTGAATACGTTTGTCATTTTATTTTAATGCTTTCTTAATATTATTTAACTATTTATATAGTTTAGTCTAAAAAATCTAAAAGGGCAACTAAAAAGTTACACTTTTGTTCTCCAGACGCCTCTCCACCAGAACATGATCTTTTTGAATGTAGCGAATCTAGTGAAGATTACTCTAACAGGTTCAAAGGTTCTGGTAAATGTTTTTGTTGTTATCGGTACGTTATAAGCTGCCATTTTAAGACTCCTAATTAAACTTTGAAGAATCCGTTAGTACCGTCAAAGTCTAACGTAAGAGTATCGAGGTTAGCCATTGTAGTCTGACCAAGATCGATCCAACCAACTAAAGGTTTTGCTGGAGTTGCTTGAGTATCGTTATAGATAACACCGTATCTAAAAGGACCGATTGCTCCTGTAGCTGTTACAGTAACATCAGTTGCAGTTAATTTAGCTACACCAGAAGCTGTTGATGTAGCGATAGTTACTGCAGGACCGCCAGCTGTATATCCGTTACCTGCAGCGATCTCTGTGATATTAGCCTTTACTGTGTTAGTTGCTACCGGTAGAGTGTTTGTTAAAAGCACTTTGAACGTAGCTGTTCCGAATGCATGTTTGCCTTCTACAAGGTCTTTTGTAAATACGTTGAATACGTTTACTGTTGCCATTTAATTTCTCCTCGAAAGTGTATATGTATTATTTATACTTTTGAGGAAGTTGTTCAAGCCTCGAGAGTTCTGCTAAGAGATCTTCAAAGTCTCCTTC